TCGACTGAAGCTTCATAGGCTGTTTCAATTTCCTTAAGAACGTCTTCTGTAAGAATGTCCTTAGTTGCGGCCTTGAGGAGTTCGGAGATATTATTTTGCATATAAATTATTTAGAATTTTGGATAGCTTTGCTGATAGCAGCTTTGAGCTTGCTTTCGACTGTACCCTGTAAATACTTATCGGCCTGGGCGTAATTTTTCTGAGAAATGGCCTTTAAAAAGTTAGCAATATTTGTTGATTCTTTACGCATATCTGATGGCCATTCTTTTTTATCTTCGACATGATCTGCGATGTAACGGGCGCGTTTGCATTTCTCGCATGAGCAAGTCTTCCAGTTATGCTTTGTCTCAGCATCTTCACCGGATGTAGTTTTACTTGCACCTCTTGACTGAAGATAGGATTGAATAACATTCTTAATCTCGTCATAGTGATGTTCGAAAAGAGATTTAGCAACACTACCGCCTTGAGCGTGGAGGGTACGATCTGGCTCTTCTAAGATAACTATAACTTTACCGTTGATATTAACCTCAAAATGTTCATTATCATCCTGATCGTAACCAAGACTATTAACAACAAAAATACCATGCTTTGTCTCAGCATCTTCCTCTTCAACGGGTTGATTACTTTGAAGCTTCTTAAGCTTATCCTGAGCAGCTTGAATTTTTAATTTCGTAACATCCTGCTCTTTAGCTCTAATAGTCTGTGTGAGATCGGCCATATATAATTTATTTATGTTAGAGTTTAGATAAAAACGTTAAAATCTGTTCCCTTAAAAAGCTAGCAACATCATGTTTAGGTAAGCCACGAATACTTTTTTCAAAAGATTCGTATACTTCTTCAAACTTTCCATCCATACCAAGGACATATTGTTTGGATTCAAGAATACCATTAACAAAAGCTTTAGGACAGCTTGGATCAGCTACACAATCAACTGCAATTAATCTCATTTCGTTAACACGATTAATACCATCTGATTGCTCTTCAAGTTGACCGAGGGCACGACTTGACATACCAACCTTAACTCCGTCGTTAATAAGCGAGCGAACAATTTGACCAACCGGTGTTGAAAGAACAATTGATTCACCAATAATAATATTACCGTCTTTACGTAGAGATGTCACCATATGACAGGCACGCTCAAGATCAACTTCTGCTGAAGCAGGGTGATTTAATTCGCCTAATGCGCGCTTCGGAATAACCATTTCTTGAACATAACGGTCAACTTCACGTGCCATATCTGATTCTGTATAAATTCTTTTGTTTTTATTTACCTCTTCGCAAGCCATATAAGGACCGCGAATCTTCATAACCGACTGACCTTTAAGATTTTTCTGCTCTTCGATATACTCAAATTGCTCTTCTGAAGCCGGTGTTTCAACTAATAGGCGTAATGACATAAAGATATTTATTATCTGAGTAGTTATTTATCTATACCTAACTCTTTTTCCGTTAGAATTAAAAAGTTATAACCGTGCTTATTACACCATTTTTTAGCGGCTTCCCATTTGGCTTGATTTTGAGCAAAACGAGCTGTCTCGTAAATCATTGTCGACATACGTTTTTTACCCTTTATTGGTGGCACGGTTTGCCCGCTTGGCTTAATTTCTATAATATATTTTTTTATTATATTGCCCTCTCGTATTGCTACAACACCATCTGTATAATAGCGGTGAACCTTATGATCAATAGGACTCACATAAGGTATAATTACAGCCTCAGATGCCCATTCAACAACATTAGGATTATCATCTGCCCATCGAAAAAACTTTAACTCCCACCCTGATCGATATACGGGTGATTCCTTTCCTATATATTTTAATTTGTTCTTTGGATTAAAAACGCCTTGCTTGAATTTACCTTTACCGTTAAGCGGTATCATAATATTAACCAATAAAGAACATAGGCGGAGCCGCATCACCAAAGCCAGGTGCTGCACCAGTAAAGAGTTTTTCCTCAAGCGCTTTTTTCTCTTCTAAACCTTGACTTAAAAGATCATTAAAATTCACCGTACCACCACCGAATAGTGCTGTATTAGCGTACTTGCCTCGAACATCACCAACAGCAATCTTACATAAAGCTAACGCATATTGGAATACCCATTGCTCTTTTATAACATCGCGAAGCGGTCTCTCAACATAACATGCTACAGTACCCCAGAACTGACTACCGGAGCCTGGTGTACGCGGCGGGGGGTAAAAAACGAGTGTCTGTGTACGTTCATCAAACGTGAACGAACGACGAGTTGCTAGTAGCTTATCTCTCACCTCGAGCCAATTCTTTAAAGTATACCAGCTGATAAGATCAAATCCATAGTTACCCATCGCGTAGCTAAAATATGTTTGCTGCGCTAAAGTCTGCTCAATGGTAAATAGTGTATTAATACCTGTTGATGAACCTTCTTCAAAATTAAAAATATCAATAACTTTCCTGTAATCCATTGTATCATAATCAAAACAATTAACCGTTTGTTGTTGACTATTACTTGAAGGTGTAAAGAGATTAGCAACTGTGCTGTTAAAGTTTATAACACTTAAATAAGCAGTAGTTGTAAGAATCTGATTTTGAAAAATACCAGTCGGATATGTACCAGACAATGTTGTCGATGTATTAAAGAAGCTAGCAGGTATAGTAGAAGTCGTAGCATAGACTGTTGTTACAGGCTTATTAATGCGATTAAAGTAAGGTGTTATACTAAACAAAGCATCAAGCTTAATACCAACACCATCGACGTATAAATCAGAATTAAAAATAAGATATTCTTCTGTATAGCCTGCATATTTTGTAAACATTTCACAAGCTATAGAGATAAACTCAAATAACTGATCTTGGTGAATTTCAATATTAATCATTGGTGCACCAAGTGAGCGTGTAATACGATCTCCAAGACGACTAAATGATTGAATCTTACTAGTTAAGTTAGTACTCTGAAAAGCAGAAATTGGTGTTACAGCAGAGCAGTCCATGATATTATTTATTAAGCAGCGGGTGCCTCGGGCGCTGGTGCTGCCGCGCCAGCGACTTCAGGTGGTGTACCCGCTTCAGGTGGAGCTTCTTCTCCACCTACTGGAGCTGGACCAAAGGCAGGTGGTGTACTGGCTCCAGCACCTCCAGCAGCTGGAGCTGCTCCAGGCATAGTCCCACCAGTAAGAGATCCAGCCTCACGCCAATCTGGGCCTGTATTCTCAATTTGTGCGAGTTCCCACATAAGCTCTTTATCCTTACGCAAGAATTCACGGTTTGCCATAACTTCTGAATCCGTCCAACCGAGATATTTCTTTTGAGCATATGTCTTAGAGACAAAGTCGCTTGTAGTAATTGTATTAAAATTTTCAGCTCTAAGTTGAAATTTTTGTTGTTCGCGTAATTCGTAGAAGTTTGTTGGTACATTAAATGTAAGGTCGATGTGAGCATCTCTAAGCTTCATTTCATCATATATACCTTTAAGTTTTAAATGTGTAACAAAACCGTTTTTTAAACCAGAGGCGAAGCGTTGCTGTTGACGAATTACAAAGCGTGCAAACTTAAGCTCTTCTCTTAGAATATCAGCTCCATCCTTATAAGGATCATCTGGATTGAGACGAGTTGATGGTACTTTAAGTGATTTATAAAGTTTCTTTACAAAGTACATTAAGTCGGTTAATTCACCGAGGTTAGCACCGCCAGCAAGTTGTGTTACGGAGGTTCCCTCTGAGCCTTGACGCTTAGCAAACCAAAAGCTATCAAGCATGGACTGAGGATTAAATTTCTGTACCGTCGCACCTTGATCAGCGTCGTATGTACGCTTTGACCAGTAGTTGGTCATGAGTTTGCGTAAATAGGCCTCTGCTTTTGGTGGTGACATTGTACCGACATCAACGTTAAAGACGAGACGTTCAGGTGCACGTACCAGGCGGTAAATTACAATTGAATCTTCAATTAAACTTAACTGGCGATAAGCCCGTCTTGCATTCTCAATAAACGGTAAACGTAAATTTTTATTTTCATTCCAAATACCAGAATTAACATATGTAACCTGGTTAATATCCATCGGAATAAGTTCAGTTCTAGCAATCTTACCCGGATTTTTGGAGTCGTAAATCGGCTTACGTAAAATATAACCTTTTACAATCATATTCTGTACATTTTCAAAAACAGGATCAACAACGTCAGCTGGAATAGATATTACACCTAAAATACCTTCCTTAGGGTGGTGTTTATGAATAATATGCTCCCAGTAAACCTCAGCGTCGACAAGCATTTGACGTACATACTCCCAGCCCTTATGCTCTAAATCAAAATAACTAATATATTTCTGAAATTCTTTCTTAATTTTATTCTTTTGATTATCAGAAAGATTTGAATCAACAAAATTTAATTTAACAATCTCACCTTGATCATCTTTATTAATAAACTCATCGCAAATTTCATCCAATGCGTCAGCAACTTCTGAATACGCTGCCATAACGCGGTAATCCATAAGCCGACGACCTTTGTCAGGCTGGATATTTGCATACATGAAGTCATGATAGTCTTTATTCTGTAGAATGCTTGCGTACTGATCATCAGTCATCGATATCGATGATGATACAGATTGACGTGTTAATGCCCCTATTCTATCTGTCCCTCTACCATAAAAGAGCTCATACTTAGGATTCAACATCTTAATCTTTTCATTGACATCATAAGACTGGTAGGGAAGCTTAGAAGATACATACTTCATTAATTCCCGTCCAAATGTACTTTCTCTATTTGAATCAACCATAAATCAACACAATTACTTAATACCTATTTAGTATAATACCAATTATAAATATGTGTTTACAACCGTGTTTGATGTCGTATAGGTAACAGGTGGTGTAATTTGCGGGAACGCGTAAGTTGAAACAGTTTCGGTAGTAGTATTAAGATTTGGATCAGTATTACTTTTATTTGTGTAATTAATAGCTGTAAGCTCGTTAACCGATGTTAGCAGGCTTGGTACATAAAAATTACTATCAATATAGAATATATTTCCGACAGAATTTTGCACAGACGGAAAAAGCCATCCTTTAATTGTAAAGGACGTATCCCCTACTATTTTATATTTATCTGTTGATTGTATGTCGGTTGGATACGTTAAATTAACGTTACCGCTCCATAATACTTCACTGCGTATTTCCTGAGGCGTGGCAAACCCCTGTGGAGATAAATCTAGCGGTACCTTCCAAGAGAGTATGATATAAGGGTTATTATAAGGTATAAAATTTGACAAAATTTGATCCATATCTGTCTGGTATTTTGTCATAATTGACATATTAACGGTTATATTAATAGGGACTGGGCTGTTATAGTGTGTTGATGTTGCTCCGGGGTTGGTATCGCTAGTTCCATTAGCAAAGTAATACCCATTAATTTTATTAAAAACTCTTACTTCGTCTCGACTTACATTACTGATACTAACGGAAACGACAGGTACGGTTATATTCTGAGCTAAATTTACAAGATCATATAACACCCGTTGTTTAGGTGCATAAACATAACGAACCTGTACTTTGTTTTGCGGGACACGGTTATTATCGTATCTATTAATAATAATGTCATCAAATGCTGATACAAATTGTGTCAGCAAATCTTTTATTTCAAAGTGATATGTTTGGTTTTTAATAAAAAGGCCTCCCTACATTTATTTATCAATGTATTCGATCGATAAAATATTTAGGAAGCTTTGATTTCGCTCTTTTAACTACATTTATAAAATTACCGTCCAGAATATATGTACTTGAATAGTCATCTTTGCTACGGGTAGCACGACCAGAGGCTTGGACAACTGCGTTTAACATCTTATTCTCGTACCAGTCCTTATCTAATTCAAAAAGTTTCTTGATTCGCTTAGAGCCTAGCGATAAAAATGGGAGCTTGACAATTATTTGAAAACGAGCTAAATCATCCTTTAAATCAATACCATAGACAAGAGACGGAGATACAAGTACTGTTGGATCTTTTACTGTACTATGTATTTTAAGGATATCTTCGTTTGTTGAATTTGTATCTCTATAAAGATAGCGATCACTACCAAGTCGTTCTTTAAGAAAGCTAGTAATAGCGTTTGTATGCGTGTGTATTATACCTTTGTCACTTTTATGATGATTTGTGATTTGCTTTATTTGCTCGCAAATACCAGGTAGCATACTTTGCAATGTATTGTAGCTAGGTTTATACTTTGACGAGATATAAATGGGAGATTTCTCTGTATCAAAAGTACTATCAACTTCAATATATTCGTAATCAGTTATACCGAGAGATTTTGCAAAATGCTTATGATCAATAATAGTTGCTGACATCAATACAACTCTTTCACCGTAATTAAAGATATACTTTGAAAGCGTGTTAGCTCTAAGAGGTGTTAAAATTACGCGCTTCGAATCTATATCAACAACAAACTCGCATTCCTGCCAGTGTGTACTAATAATAGTAAGCGAGCGGTGTAAGTTTTTTAAAAATTGATATTTTATCTTCTCTGCCTGTGATAAGGGGTTTTGCTTTTTACTTGCTTTGTTTAAAAAGCTATTAAGTTCATTAGAGATATTTTCGATAAGAGTGTTAATCCATACAAAGGCTCTATTACTATTATCTGTAACTAATAGTTCACAAGGTATATTATACTGTGTTAGTTTTTCATAATTTATCTCAGCAGAAAATTGACGCACTAATTCATCTTCAAGCTCAGACGCTTCATCACATATTAAAAAATTCTTACGCTTAACATGTCCTGGTAATGATAAAAACATTTTATAATTAAGTACGGCAAATTTTGATAGCAGAGCATTATTTCTCGCTACGTAGTAAGGGCACCTATTTTCTACCCAACATGAGTCACGTAGCTGTGGTGAGAATGTACATGGTGCTAATTCAGTATCATAATTTTTATCAATATCACAAATATAGTTTGTTTTACCTTTTAAGGTATCGGTATCATCAAATAACTCTTGATACTGGTCCTGAAGAGATTTTGTAATTGTTAATGTGAAAGCTCCAAACGCAGGCTCAGCTCTGCATTCTTGCTCGTACGAGAAATTACCTTCAAAATCCATCTTATACGCGTCATAGCTATTAATTAACTGAACATAAGCATCACTCGGAGAACTACTGGTATTAGCTAATGTCTTAGCGATAAAACTTTTACCCGATCCTGTTGGTACACAACATATAACAAACTTTTTTCCACTATTAAAAGCTTTATCGATTTGATCAATCAAATTGATCTGAAGCTTGCTCGGCGTAAAGTTAGCAGGAAATTGAGATATAAAGCTCGTAAGCACCTTCTTATTATAGCATCTCAATTAAAACTGGCAATTACCCTTTTATTAAAAAATTTCGATGTCTTGATAAGTTTAACTGTGTTAACCTGTTCCTTTATTAGGCTGTTTGAAAGACAAAAGGAATCAAGCGTATAATCAAATTCAACTGTATTACCTGAAGCTTTAATCTTAAATGGATACGGTAGCTCGTATATTGTTTTTTTAGTTTCTTTTTCAATTCCTAGTAGTGTAAATGTGCAAAAGAAATCTTTAATACAAAAAAGTTGCAGCTTGCCTTGCTTGATAATTTTATTATCAATAGAGAACGTTACCTTAAAAAGGTGCAGTGGGTTTATAATTTGTTCTATTTCTTCTATTGATGTCATGAATTCATAAGGTTTATTTTTTGATTCGCTGAGAGGGGCGCGAGCTTTTCATTAAAAAATTTCCAAAATGTTTTATTAGCAGGTATAACCTGTATTAAATCACAAGCTACCATATTGATACACCGATAATCTTGCATAAAAATATCCCATGTAATAATTAAATCTTTTAATGTTGGGTCAAATTTTGGTACTCTTATCGCTCGCTTATAATTTAAAGCTAATCGACCTTCTGGACTACTCAGTAGTGCAAGCGAATTTGTACAGAGCATTCTCCGTGTAAGAGGAGAGCCTATCTTCGGTCTGCGTCGATTAAACTTAATTTCGACGACGTTGTTTAGTAGTAGGCTTTTTAAGGTTGGCAGCGACGCTTTCATTATCATCTCCTCTTAGTGAGCAAATACCAAAGATACGTTGTTCATTTAAAAAGATACCTTTCTTAAGAGTTCCGTAATTATCTATATCAATATTTGCTACCGGTACACCGAGATTATTTGGGAAACATACAAAGTCGCCAACCTTGGCATAGCGTACATTAGGACCTGCAAGTATTACCTCACCAATTCTCCATGCCTTTGTATCGGTGTTAACAGGAACGTGAAGACCATTTCGTATAATACTTGAACCGTCCTCTGTCTCATCAACAAACGTACAAAGTAGGATATCATCTAATACCTGCTTTAAGTTGTATCCATAAAATACAGAATTAAATGAATTCTTTGGAAGTGAGGAAAAGTCAATTAAGCTTTTCGGTAAGGGACCTAGCATATCAATATCGGCAACCATATACCTTTAATTAGACAGGCTTTCTTTAAATGCAATGTATTGATTTATTTCACGTTGTGAAATCTCTAAATTATTTGCAAGCATTTCTAAATCACTATTCTCGTCCTTTTTTTCTTCCTTTACTTTTTTTATATAAGAAATTCTTTTTGACGGTACTTTAGGCATTACAGCTATAAAAAGACTGTAAAGATCCTTCTTGTTTTCAAAGATACCAAGATATTTGTTTAATATATTACTAAATGTAGCGACAGTTGGAGAATACATACTACACCAACGATTAAGCATATATGGTGAAAACTCATTTTCTTCATCAATAGTGCTTAAGCAATTTCTCTTCTTTGTAAAGAGAACACTTGATATAAAATCAAATATTGTCATATTGTATATGGATTATAATTGCTATCTATATTGCTATCAATTAAACAGTAATAATTTTTACGGTATTCTCTGTATTGTTTAATTTTATTTTGTTTCTGTAATTGTTGCAATATACCCTGTACTTTATATTTTCCATTATTAATATTAAATTGTGTACACAGTTTATTACAAATATCGCGCGCAGTTTGGCTTTTATTCACTGTAATTAAATTTAAAATAATGCTTTCAAAAGAAAAATTAGGTTGAACGTATCGTATATCATTGTAGCCAAAGCTATACATTTTAATTTTATTTTGCTCTATTAATATTTTAATTCGTTTTTTATAAACAGAGGCGGTACAACTTCTATTAAGAATTTCTGGTATCTCAGCAGCTTTTACCCATTTGTTTTGTTTGAGATACTTTAAAATCTGCTTATTGTCTTTTTCATATAATTTCAACATGTTATCTGCTCGCGCAGTAACGCGGTTCAAAATCGTCTGCTGACTTTGCTTATATTCTCCTTTTTTACCTTTATTCCAAGCAGATCTACCCTTTAGACTCTCTGACAGTTTCCTACGTGTATGTTTACCTAATTTACCGTTTTTACCTCCTTCTCTTATATTACAGTATACAGGATCGACTAGTGCATTACTAGATAAAATCCAGTTTTTTTCGGCAGCATTTAATGCATCTACATCATTACAGTATTGTAATATCTTTCTTTTCCAACACCCTCTATATTTCTTACTATAGAATCTTTTTATAAAGATAGCGCCAGACCCAATATAACCGTCATCGACTGTACCTATATGTTGACCAATATATTTTTTATGTATAATTGCTTTCGGGTGCGTATTTTCCCAGAGATATATAAAACCATAATAATTATCACCCATAATATTATTTATGCTATGGGTGATAATATTTTTATAAAATTATGCTATTGTAATCTTACAGGACGCAAGAAAGATATCTTCAACCATCGCATAGAAGACTTCAATAATATCTTTCATAAATTGAACAGCCTCCTCTTCACCGAGTCTAGTTGAAAAAGCAAAAGCAGGGGCTTTTTTGCCCGCTTCAATATTAATACCTGTATGACCGAGAGCGACATCGTTCTTTGAGTATGTAATGCTAACGCTGCACTTACCTTTCATCTGCGTAACACCTCCTTGATTATGCTCTTTATGAACCATGAGATCATCGCCATCAACTTCAATAGGAGCATGTAGATATTTGGCACTTAAAATATTTGCAATTTGTGTGTTAAGCAAACGTTGAAACGCTACTGCACCAAACGGATCAAGATTAGGAATCTCCCAACAGAAGTTAATCGCATCGTCGCTGTAGATATAATCAGCATTAAGGATATCCTCATTATCGATCATACCTTCAGCTTCTACTTTCATAGGAGCACGAAAAGCTACGATATTACCGATTGGTAGAGTATTTTTACGAAAGTGCTTATAAGCAAATCGGTTATGAATAAGGTCGCCGTCGTATAGTGGTATGTTAATGATCATACAGAAATTATATACTATAACATATAGAAATGCAATTGCATTTAAAAATTTAAAGATTATTTATTTTATATGATTATTTCGTCTCTTGGATTGAAGGATATTTTAAATAATAATGCGTCGCTTGTAGGTCTCGAGCTAGGTGTGTATCGAGGCGATGGCGCTCAATGGCTTTTAAATACATTTCCAAATCTAACTCTACACGGTATAGATCCTTACATCCCATATGGTGATTGGAATGGTGCACTCAATTGCTCTGATCAAGATCTACAAGATGGTAAGAGAGCAGATGTTATAGCTGAAGAGCGTCTCGCTGAGTTTAAGCGAGAGGGTAGATATATTCATCACAAAAAGCTCTCTAATGAGGCTGTTAATGATTTTACAGATAATGAATTTGATTTTATTTTTATCGACGGTCTACATGAATATGAGCAAGTACTTCTCGATTGTAAAACTATTATTCAAAAGTAAAAGAAGGTGGTGTTTTTCCGGTCACGATTATTTTACAATCGATGGCGTACGTAGAGCTGTTGACGAATTTGCAGCTAGTGTTGCTGCAACAGTATCGACAATGCCTACAGATGCCTGGTATTGGATAAAATAAATTAAATCCAATCAACACATACGCCAAAGCAATTATAATTTTTATCTCTCCAATTTTTATCTAAATCTACAATAACACTTGCGTTTGTTGTTTTTTTGTTTGGATACGTCCAGATTATATTTTCAGAGGTAAGGGTAAAATCGTCTTTATCATGCCAAAAGAAATGAATATTTTTCTTTATATTCATTTCATGTAATGCTTCTAGATTTTTAGCGTGACACCATAACCCTTTACTCTCTAAAAAAGAATATTTGACTTCGTATTGAGGTTTATCGTGACCCAAATAAAACTTATTATTAATAAACCAAACATCTATCTCACAGTCAATATTCTTTCTAAGAAGATATAAAATTACATCCGGATTATTTTCCGATCCTTTATCAGGCCCGTTTGTATTTCCTCTATGTGAGATTATTTGCATATTATGAGATCATACCCATTACAATAGACGCATTCTTTTACCGCTCGCTCTCATAATATGAGATCAGCGTCAATATATCCTATATCAATATTATTTTTCATTAATTTTTATAGTTTTGGATATATGTATTTAAATCTTCAGGTGTACCCAATCCCCACATCTTTTCAATCATATATACTTTAACCTTCTTACCATCTTTAATCGCTTCGTTAAAGACAGGGCATACATAAAATTCATTATTATGTCTAATATTTGCAGCTATCATCTGTTCAGCGTATTTGACGTAATCTGATCCTTTTTTCCAAAAATATATACCTGTAGTTGCGATATCTGATATCGGATTTTTTTCCGCGACTCTTGTAACAAATCCCTGTTCATCAACTTCAGCAAACGACCATTTAGGATGTGTCGCATTAAAGCACAAGATACCCGCATCTACATCTTGTTCTTGCATTTTATACATAAACTCACTTGTATTCCATTCTATATACTGATCAGAATTAGCAATAATAAGTGGGTTATCATTATTAATATACTCTTTAGCTAAAAGAGTAGTACATGCTGCTCCCTCCGTTAAGCCATCAACTTCAACAATATTACATTTCTTAGAAATAAGAGATAGCATTGAGTTAAGGTTATATTTCTCTCTGTGTGATTTTTGGACAATAAAAGTATATTGGCTTTCAAAATTTAGATTATCAACTACGACTTGTATCATCGGTGAACCGTTTACATCAATAAGAGGTTTCGGAAACGTATAGCCAGCTTGTTCAAACCTACTACCTGCACCTGCCATGGGTATCAGTACGTTGAGTTTTTCATCTTGCCATTTTGTATTATTGTTGTTCATGTTATTTAAAAGTTTCGATTGTATTTTTGTAATGGTAACATCGCTAGTATCTTTAACTCTACAAATACTAGCACCGCTTTTTTCAGCACCCATAAGCCCAACAGGACTATCTTCTACGATTAATGTGTCTTCTGGCAAGACACCCAGTAAAGACATAGCTTTCCAATACATCTCAGGGTGTGGTTTGCTATTTCTCACATCTTCATTAGAAATAATTAAATCAAAGTGTTCTATAATACCTATTTTTGCTAGCATTTTAAAGCATGTTGATCTTATGGAATTCGAACAACACGCTATTTTAATTCCATGAGACTTTATCTCATTGAATATATCAATTAAATTCTTGTTTATAGAAACTTTTTCTATTAATGTATTAGTAATTTGCTGCTTTTTATCCCATATTACACTATTAAATTCAACTGGAAGATTTTTTGTCTCGTTTAACAAAGCTAATTTTGCATGTGTCTTGAGTCCATCGTACGATGTTAAATGCTCTTGCATCGATATACTAAATTTTGGATCAATAGAGGACAAAGCATCATTTAGTGCATTAAAATGTATTTCTTTTGCATCTACTAATACACCATCGAGATCAAATATAATTAATTTTTTCATATAAGTTTTCTTATTATTTCACTACACATTTTTGTTCCTAGATATCTAACTACATGTGGAAATATAAAATTTCTACATAAGTGTATCTGCTTCATCTCTTCAATGCAAACACTTTTACATTCTGCTAAACATTCATCAAAATAATCATATATCTTATTTGCTGCTAAAAACATAGGATCAAATACCTGAACATAATCATTCCAGCCTGGATAGGCTCCTCCTACATTATCAAAACCGCCTATATAATACTTTTCTCTTTCGAGTGACTTAAGATCAGGGAATGAGTGTATCAAAACATCAAAGCGAGTCAGTATGATAAAATCATATTTTTTACCAGTCTCTTTAATATGATTTTCACATAATTCAATTGATTTTTTAATTGAGTATAATTGAGATTTTATATTAAATAAATTTTTTTTGTTGTTAAATCGACTATCAGACAGATTATTAGCAATATTGAGAGTTTTGTCAGATATCTCAAATTCAACTTGCTGCTCATGAATCATGTTACATGGGTTATATCTATTATTAATAATATTAATTGTATCTTTATTGATTGTAAGATTTTCGGAATATGACCAGTCGGATTGCGTGTAATGCGTTTGCGTATCATCAAACCATGTATGTATAAAAACATCTACCTCTCCCTGGGAGAGAATAGCTTCAGCCTGCCTTTTATATGCAGCTGTAGATTCGATATATCGTGGTTGACCGAATATGCAAAGCGCTATCTTCATGTATTATCGTGCTGTTTTAAGAGCTTTAATTGAGAGTTTATATTCATTTTATAATTCCATGTTGGACGGCATCGCGCTGACCACTCGCAATCCTCGCCTTGTCCCCATATTAAATTTTCATCAAGCTGATTAGCTAATAAATATTCACGCTTACCGATAATTACTGTGCCGTTAATATACATTTCCGTATTAACAAATCGATAATCATCATAAAACAATCTATTAGGAGCAAGTAGTGTATCGTTGTGATAGATTTTGTACGGAGCTATCCCACACCACCATAAAATCCAATCACGCCATCTTGTACCATCTTTATTCAAAATTTTACACATACATACATCCCAGTTTGTATCAAAATCTTGAAACCCTATATACCAATTTTGATCGTATGTAACATAATCATGCGTTATAATTACATTTTCATATTTAGCATTTTGTATGATGATATTTTTCTTTTTTGTAATCCATTTTGATTTTATGTTCTCATCAAAGTGAATAAATTTTATATTTTGAAATTCAAAATCTTTTTGCTGATTATTAGCTCCAACAATAATTATTTCAAAATCATCAGCAGATATATTAAGACGTAATATACTGTTTATTACTAAATTAAGTGATGTGTTCTCAGTAAATGAACCAGTAAAGTTAATATCTGTTGATATAACTCCGAACGTCCATCGCTTATTGGAAGTAGCTGCAACTAAAGAATTCGTCTGAAAGTCTTGAGTAGTCATGACCGTAGATGTTGATTGTATTATAAGAAGGATGAAATGCAATACCTCTATCAATAAAAACCATCTTCAGGTTATTATTACGCATATAAAGATTTAAAGGCACTTCATCAAAATCATCTCTAAATAAACTCGAGTCGCTTATTATCCGTCTCCAAGTATCAGTTTTAATACCATATACGCTGTTACAAAAATATGGTCGTTTGATAAACTTTAATGAAAAATCTGTAATATTACAAAATTCTTCTATGTTCTTAATACATATATCATTTAAAAACTTCTGTGCATTATAAGAGAATCTGATAGGATGCACACCTCTATAGTGATGATTTATCTTATCGACAGCGTCATAAAATTTATCACTATCCCATATTATGTTATTTGTTGTTAAATCAGATAATGAACTATAATCCGCTCCCCATACATTCGGTATATGTGTATTGGTGCAAATCTTCTTTATAATTTCTTGTTCGTCTTTGTTTAAGAACTTCTCAATAAATAAATCAGCTGACGGTATACCTGATGTTATTGTAGGCGATAGAAATACATTCTCATTATCATCTAATATATTAATATTTTCAATAAAATATTTCCAGACGTTATGAGGTATAAAGATATCTTCATCAATGGAAATTGCGTACGTGCTACTATTGTCAATAGCAGTGCGTATTTTTGACATATAATTATCACTGCTTCTGGTGTAAAACGTATTTGTTTCGATTTTATTTTTTTTGAGATTGTTAATCGTTTCTTTTAAATCATCGTTATAATCAGATATAAGCAAATTTACATCAAATTTATTTTTAATATCATCACTTAACTTAATAAGTTCACGTGCCACGTGCTTAAAGTATCTATATCTATGATGCAATATAAAATTAATTGTTACTATTTTCATATAAAGAGCAAGGGTATCTAACAAGATGTCTACTGTAGACGTCGATATTACTATTATGTAGCGAGCTATACTTTTTTTGCAAGTCGCTACAAACCCAAAATTCACACTTATGTCTTTCGCTTAAAACAACCGGTAATTCAATTACTTTAGGCAATTGTCTAATATGCGATGTCTTAGTCCACCAGATGTTCCCTGAAAAATGCTTAACTGGTTGATCCACTAAGTCAACACCTACAGCCTCGCTTGTCTCAAGTAATTGGAGCGCTTTTTGATATTTCGTAATGTTAAAATATAACATATACTCACGCCAATCATCAATACACGGGTTACCAGGCGTACTACATCCCTTTGTATGTACATATAAGATATTTGAATCATGTTTTTCGGCAAAAATTTTAATATAGTCAAGTGTAGTAAATTCAAAACTACTAAGTGGTGATCGTTCGGAAATTGTCTTTATTTTGTCGTCATTGACAAAATTAACATCACCATCACCGGCTATGTTAACATAAATTCTATATAAATTATCGTATAATCCACTTTCTTTTAATAATGAAAAGACCCTGTCTACTATTTGCTGATAATTGCCAATTGTAGCAATATGAAAGAACATTACATTATTCATAATAATATTCTCCAATATATATTAACTGAAGAGGGTCGGTAGATATGTTATCACATTCAATTGTTCGAAAACCTGCAGCTTTATGAACTTGTTCTAAAACACTCTTACTATAAACGTGATGATGTATAATTCTATTTTCATTATCTGTACCTACGTCACTATAATAAGTGGGTCTCGTTTCAAGCATGCATGACGACTCTTCTAGATGTGTTAGATCATTTTCTGATGTATTGCTAGTATAATCATCAATTATATGGTTGTATTCAGTATATGCTCGACTTCTATCCCAACAATAATTTTTATCAGGCACGATATTAATAATAGTACCTGAATTATTTAACAATTCTACCCATATCTTTAATGCTTTGATAGGATTAGCAATATGCTCGAATGTATGAGATAAAATTATTAAATCAAATTTACTGCCGTTAAGTTGCTTGAAGTCGTCGTTGTTTGTAGCGTCTCCAAATATAATATTATGATTAATTGCACCTTGTGAATGTACACTCATAGAAGATCTATGATTAAAAAGTGTCAAGTCATTAATACCGCTATAATATGGTTCAAGTAGCTGACTCGGTCCGCCAATTTCAAGCGCAGTATTTTTATTAAAATACTTTATAAGTGTATCCCGCGTCATTTTTACGAGATTGCTTCAGTTACTTTATCGTTATAGATATATGTTCGCATAAATTTATCTATATGATAGCTTGTTTTTGCAACTTTATTAATTGGTTCTGCCCACGCCCAATCCTCACCATACATAAGATCAGGAAAATGATATTGTTGTGCTAGCTTTCTATTCCAGAAACAACAGTGCCAAGGTGGTCGCTTAGCATTAGGCATCTGCACGGCATCATTTTGTTTATAACCTAACTCAAAAGTAAGCTCGTAGCGAGGTGAATCATTAATAAAAACATATTCCTTAAATGTAATTACATCAACCTCAGGTGCGTTATATATTGCTTTAATTGCTTCTTCTATATAGAAATCATGAACGACGTCATCATCATCCATAAAAGCAATAAAATTCCCGCGCGCAATATGTAAAAGAGATTCTCTTTTATATCCGATAGAGCGACGCTTATTATCAAGCAGTACAAGTAATTCAACATCTCTCGGGTTATCTAATTTGTTAATTTGTTTTTCTAGAGTTGTAAATAACTCTATCATTTTATTCTGCGCGCGCGCAGGTGTAGACGGTATTAAGATAGAAAGTTTCGGTATAGGGGAATATTTGCTCATATGTTTTTTAATTGCGATCGACTTTAGACCAATCAGGTTTAATTGTAAGATATTCTTCTAATATTTCAACAGCTTTAATTCTCTCAGGCACTAGATCATGCCATAATTGATCGCTAATTATATCTTTTTGATCTGATAGCATTCTATCTGCTGTTTTATCTTTTTGTCTTTCACCATAAATCCAATGATTATGTTGTATATGAATATCTTTCAACCATTTTACGCGACCAAAAGCATTAAATGTTTGGTACATCCACTGATCTGACCAGTTTATTAAAAATTCTTCACGTGTAAAATAACCTAGTACTTCATAATATTTTCTATGTACAAACGCATTAACACATATTTCATCAAAATTTCTATGACCATCATAGCAATGTACTAATTTAATTTTATCGGCGGGACAATTGTTATTATTAAATTCTTCTAAAATACGTAAGTCCCAATCAGGTGTTTTAAAGATCATGTCATCACCTACATAACCAAAAATTTCACTATCTGTGTTGGCAGCTAAAATATTCCAAATACGGTTGATACCAATAAATTTACCGTTATTTTCTATATCAACAATTTTTACAAACGGAATAGCAGCAGCTATCTTATAAACAATATCACGCGTCGGATCGTCTTTATCAATACCGAAAATTAATTCAACGTTATTAATATCCTTAACTGTTGTTAATATAGAGCATATAAGATTCAATTTTAAATTAAGTCGTTCGCGACTAGGTACAAGTAGGCTTATTTTCATGCGTTTAATTTTTTGGTTTTATTTTTTTAAGAAACGTGATTACATCATCTTTTGATGTGTCGGGTACGAAGTCGTGATACGCAGGCATATAACCATGCTTCTTTCTAAAGAGTTCTGTACCTTTAATAATATTGCTCTTCCAATCCGCTCTCGGTCGGATAGAACTACTCTTTTCTGAACATTCAATCTCTTCCAAATAATCCATACTGTTCGCCAAGTCAGGCCAATTCCAATACGGTGTACAATATCCAGCCTTAGCTATTCGATAATCATGATCTACATGTTCAAATGCGTTTGAATATTCTTCATCAATTAGGCCTACTTTTTCGAGTACCTCGCGGGTGTAGTAACAAAATGCACCAACGCTATTACCGTTTATCGCAATCTGAACATTATTACCATAATCAACAATAAAACGCGGGACAGGTCTACCACCAGAAATCCCGTTTTTGTTAGCAGGTCCATGATACCCGAACATAAAATGCTGTATACCTGTTACGTTTCGCGCATTAATATATGCTTGAAATACATTAAGATCTTTTATGATAATATCATCTTCAATAAGAAAGATATGATCACAGCCATTCTCAAGAAGATATTTAAATGCTTTGTTTTTTGACCCACCAACACCGATATTAGTTGAATTATTAATGGTCGTAATGCCGCTTAAGTCATATTCAGTAATCTCTTTTCCATCGTTAATAAGAATAGCTTCGTGAAAGAATGATTTTTCTTTCTGTGCAAAGAGAGCAGAAATAGATTTATGTACAAAATCCGGTCTATTACATGTAATTATACCAACTCCAATTTTTTCAGCCATATGTTTAATTTTTATATTTTATATTAAATACTATCGATGGCAACAACACCTACCAATAGTACAACTGTGAGTATTCTTAATTTGCCGCAGGCTCAACTTGCAACTCCTACCGATTACCTTGTTTTACAGACAGCGAACGGTACGCAAATTATCTCCTTTAATACTCT